GCAATTAGATGTTAATGCAAAGGAAGCCAGCCATCGCAGCGTATTCGTTGCTGGCTGGCGACCAGCTATAGGATGGTGCGGAGCCCTAGCTTTATTTTTCGCGTTCATCTTATCTCCCTGTATTGATTGGTATGCAAAATTTTCAGGTATGGATATTGTTCCACCTGCCATAGAAACTGGGCCCCTTCTAGCAATTGTCACTTCAATGCTCGGCGTATCGGGACTCCGTACTTTTGAGAAGGCAAAGGGTCTTACTAAGTGACATACGACGAATTAGCTGGTTCCGTAAAATTATCCGAAGGCTTCAGAGATCACGTATATATAGACACCGAAGGATTTCGCACAATTGGGTGGGGTCATAAAGTAGTACACGAAGATAAATTTGAAGATGGCAAGACTTACACAAAAGAAGAACTACAAGAAGTATTTGATAAAGATTTAAATAAAGCGATAGGTCAAGCAAGGCAGCTCATGGAAGAACATGATGTCACTGATTTGCCTACAACCGCGCAGCATACCATTACCGAAATGGTATATCAGCTTGGAAAATCAGGCGTGTCCAAGTTCCGTAACATGTGGAAATGCCTGCAGGAAAGCAATTTTATTGGTGCGAGCTACGAGATGCTCGACTCGAAATGGAATAAACAAACTCCAAATCGTTGCAAAAAATTAGCTGACCAAATGAAATTATGCGAATAGAAAATTTTTTTACCTATTTTAAAAATCAACTAAAAGATAGACAAGACACTATAAGACAGGTTATATGTAGTGGTGTAAAAGATTGGGACGAATATCGGTATTTGACTGGTAAACTTCGCGGTCTTGAAGAAACTGAACAGGAACTCACGGACCTGCTGAAGAAAACGGAGCTAGAAGATGACGACTAAACCTAAATTGATTGTACCCAAACACGTTTGGGATGGTGCAGAAAAACAAAAAGAAAAAAAAGAATTAGAAAAAGTTCCTCAACCAGTCGGTTGGAGAATAGTTTTGTTTCCTCTTAAATTAAAAGGCAAAACAAAAGGCGGTGTAATTCTTACTGATGAAACAGTAGAGGAATCACAAATAACAACAAACATTTGTAAAGTTTTAAAGACTGGATCTTTATGTTATAAAGATAAAGAGAGATATCCTGATGGTCCCTGGTGCAAAGAGGGTGATTGGGTTATAATAACTCGCTATGCAGGATCTCGAGTAAAGATTGATGGTGGTGAGTTACGTATTATTAACGAAGATGAGATTCTGGCAGTCGTTGATGATCCTAGAGATATATTGCCAGCTAACATAATGTAACATGGAGAATTCTATGCAAGTACAATCACAAAATGACAAAATGGTTCCGATAGATACCTCGGGAGACCCCGTCGAAGTGGAGTTAAAAGAAGAAGATAAACAAGAACAGCAGGAAAATAAACCTGACATTCAAGTAGAAGAAACGGTTCAAGAAGAATCTAAACAAGAAGGTAAAGAAGAAGAACTTGAAGAGTATTCTCAATCTGTAAAAAGACGTATTGATAAACTTACACGTAAGATGCGTGAAGCTGAAAGACGTGAACAAGCTGCAATTGATTATGCAAAAAAAGTTCAAGAGGAGAATAAAAACTTACAAACTGTATCTCAAGTAACATCGAAAGAAAGAGTTGCTTCTGATGAACAGAGTTTACAATCCACAGAACAGCTTTTAAAAACAGCCTACACTCAAGCTGTTAGTGAAGGAGATGTTGAAAAGCAAATGGAAGCTCAACAACGAATAGCTCAATTAGCTATTGAAAAAGAAAGATTGAGTTTACGTAAAAGAAAAGTAGAGCAACAAGAAATTAAAAAGGAACAACCTGTTGAAGAACCTTGGAATAATCAACCACAGGCTCAACCACAGGCTAGACCTGATCCTAAAGCTCAAGATTGGGCTGAAGATAACAAATGGTTTGGAACAGATAAGGCAATGACATATACGGCAATGTCTTTTCATGACGAATTGTTAAACGAAGGATTTGACGCGAGCTCAGAAGAGTACTATACTGAGATTGATCGGAGAATCCGAAAAGAGTTTCCTCATAAATTTGAGGATCAAAGTAAGCCGAGGCAAAAAGTTGCTTCCGCTACTCGAACAACGGCATCAGGCCGCCGCACTGTGAAACTCACACCCTCACAGGTAGCTATTGCAAAAAAACTTGGTGTGCCACTTGAAGAGTACGCAAAACACGTGAAGGAGGCGTAAATGACTGATACAAAAATAAACAAAACCTCACGCAAATTAGAAACCCGTGAAAAGGATGTTCGAAAGAGGGGATGGGTTCCTCCTTCGAATCTTGAAGCACCTGAACCGCCAGAAGGTTATCACCATAGGTGGGTAAGAGCTGAATATCGTGGTATGCTTGATGAAAAAAATATCATTGGCAGACTACGAAGCGGATATGAATTTGTAAACGCAGATGAATATCCCGATAGAGCGGATTTACCCGCTATCGCTGACGGCAAATATAAAGGTGTCATAGGAATCGGTGGATTATTACTAATGCGTTGTCCTGTTGAAGTTAAAGAAGACAGAAATTCTTATTTCAGAAACTTAACGGATTCAAAGACACAGGCAGTAGAAAATGATCTCCATAAAGAAGAGCATCCAGCTATGCCAATCCATCAGGAAAGGCAAAGCAGAGTAACATTTGGAGGCAATAAGAAATCTTAATGAGTAAGATCATTTATGTCTCTGAAAAATTTAGGAGACTACTATGGCTAACATAGATCAAGCTTTCGGTCTTAGACCAATAGCTAAAGTTGGTTCTGCCCCTGGTGGAACAACTGGTACGACTAAATACTCTATTACAAGTGGCGCAAGCGCATTATTTACAGGAGACCCCGTTAAGCCAAAGGCTGACGGATCAATTGAGGTAGCAACTGCTGGCGACCCTATTAGAGGTATTTTTTTAGGATGTTTCTACACAGATCCATCCACAGGCAAACCTAGATATAACAACACTTTCCCCAACGGTACGGCGGCAAGTGATGCTATAGCTTTTGTTGCTGATGATCCTGACCAATTATATATTGCTCAGCAAGATTCAGTTGCAAGCAATCTAGTAGCAGCTGACTTAAACCAAAACTGTGATCTAGTTTTTGGTGCTGGTTCTACCACTTCGGGTATTTCTGGTGTAGAAATTGATTCAAGTTCTAAAAATACTACTGCAGCACTTCAGGTGAAGTTGATTGATTTTTATGACACACCGAGTAATGACGCTACGGCTAATAACTCTGTTCTTGTTATAAAACTTAACAATTCTGATATGAACGGTGGTACTGGAACTGCAGGCGTATAGGAGTAGATTATGGCGATTAATAGAGCGCAACTCGCGAAAGAGCTAGAACCTGGTCTAAACGCCTTGTTCGGTATGGAGTATTCTCGTTATGAAAACGAGCATGCTGAAATTTTTGACCAAGAAACAAGTGACAGAGCTTTTGAAGAAGAAGTAATGTTAGTTGGCTTCGGTGAAGCTGCAGTCAAGCAGGAAGGTTCTGCTGTACAATTTGATACAGCTCAAGAATCTTTCACTGCTAGATATTCTCATGAAACTGTTGCATTAGCATTCAGTTTGACTGAGGAAGCAGTCGAAGACAACTTGTACGATACTTTATCGGCTCGTTACACAAAATCTTTGGCACGTTCAATGGCATACACAAAGCAACAAAAAGCTGCGAACATTTTAAATAATGCATTCGCAACTGCTGGTGGCGATGGTGTTTCATTAGTAAACACAGCACACCCAACTGCTTTAGGTGGCACATTCTCAAACAGAAGTGCAACTGATGCTGACTTGAACGAAACCTCATTAGAGCAAGCAATGATTGATATTGCAGGCTTTATCGACGAAAGAGGGCTAAAAGTTGCAATGCAAGGTAGAAAATTAATTCTTCCTGTAAACATTCAATTTGTAGCTGATAGAATTTTAAATTCTACTCTAAGAGTTGGTACTGCTGACAATGACATTAATGCAATGAGAAACATGGGTATGCTACCTGATGGATACGTGGTTAACCACTACCTATCAGACACTGATGCATACTTCATTAAAACTGATGCTCCTAATGGATTTAAACACTTCGTAAGAGCTGCCCTTGCTACTGGCATGGAAGGTGATTTCGACACAGGAAACATGAGATACAAAGCAAGAGAGAGATATAGCTTTGGTTTCTCAGATCCTAGATGTGTATACGGATCTCAAGGTTCATAAGAATTAACTAAATCTTTCTTAGGTGAAGAAGGCGCTTGTAAGAGCGCCTTTTTTATTTTACAATACTTATCCCAAGACTTAACAAGACAACTATAAGGAGGTTGACATGGGAACAACGACATTTTCAGGTCCTATTAAAGCAGGATCTATAAAAGATACGAGCGGCAATACAGTAGGTTCTGATGTTGCAAATACAGGTTTTGCATTAATGGCTCAATCAGCAGTGATAGACATTATTGGCGCTACCAACACAGCTACAGTAGGTACAATTCCTGCGAATTCACAGATTGTAGATGTAATTTTAAACGTTACAACTGTAGCTAATGATTCTGGAACTGCTACTGTTCAAGTTGGACATTCAGGTGATACTGATGAGTATTTACCAGCAACGAATGTTAAAGCTTTAGGTACAACTAGAGGCACAATCCAAACTGATGGTACTGACATTGGAACAACTGATCAACAAGTTACTGCAACTTATACAGCAGCTAATGCTGATGGTACAACAGGTGCTGCTACAGTTACTGTTCTTTACATTCAGAATAATAACTTAGCATAATGTACGGTATAAAAAATAAACAGTTAACTTCTAGCGGACAAGTAACTACAAAAGTTACTGCAGGTACTAATACACTTAGTGCTCCAGCTAGAGTTCTACAGTTAAGCATTAGATGTGGAGCTACTTTAGGAAGAGTAGACTTGATAGATAATGGTTCAGGTGGAACTGTTAAATATACTGTACCTACTCCTGCAATTGGAGCTGGTGAAGATGAAGTAATGACAATAAGTTTTCCTGATGATGGAATCAGATTTGAAACTGATTTATATTGTTTCTTCAATCAAGCTACACATGTAGAAGTTTTATATGGCTGATAAACAACCACGTAGAAATAAAAAGAATTTCCGCCCTACTGAAAAGGGGGCGGGAATGACTAAAGCTGGGGTCAAGAAATATAGAGCGATGAACCCTGGTTCTAAATTAAAAACAGCAGTTACAGGTAAAGTTAAAAAAGGATCTAAAGCTGCTAAAAGAAGAAAATCATATTGTGCAAGAAGTGCAGGTCAAATGAAACAATTTCCAAAAGCTGCGGCTAATCCTAACTCAAGATTACGTCAAGCTAGAAAAAGATGGAAATGTTAAGAATTTTATTGGTAATATCTATATTATTATTCTCTCAAAAAATTTATGGAGAAACAAACACCGTGTCTTCAACCGTGGTAACGAATTCGACACCGCCTACTGCAAGTGCACCAAGTGTTGTTGTTAACAATTCTGATATTTGTAAAGTAGCAACGTCAGGCGCCATACAAACCAATATATTTGGTTTGGCTACAGGTGTAGTAGTTGACGACGAGCTGTGTCAATTGCTCAAGCTCAGCAGGCAGATGTATGCGGCAGGCTTAAAAGTAGCGGCAGTGAGTATATTAGCACAAGACCCACGAGTTTTTGACAGTTTAGTGATGGCAGGAACACCACCTCCGTATATGGGTGCTATTGGTAGTGAAGCTTTAGAGAAATGGAAATCAAATCCAGATATGATACCAGAAGGTAGCATGGTATTTAAAGATGATGTTTTAAAAATTAATATAAATGAGGATGTAGATGATGGCGAATTCAAAAAGTTTTTATTTTTGGCTATGGCTATGTATATCGGTCTCCCTATCCTTTTCTAGTAAAGCACAAGTAGATTGCTCCACAACAACTGTCGGTTTATGTGACGAGGTTGTTGATCAAGTTATTATTGAAACAGTAACTGAAACAATTGAAATGAAACCCGATGGTATTCTAACTACCACAACCACCGAAAAAGATATTACAACCACCACCGTCGAAAACAAAGATAGTGGTGATATTCTTGATAGTGACAACGGATATGTAGCGACTTCGAAGGATGGTTCAATGGACTCAGACTGGGGTGGCCAAGGACCCGCTAGTATGCCTACAGGAACTTATTGTGGTGATTTAGGAACTGATAGATGCGCTGAAATTACAGGGTCTGGTAATAATACAAGCGCTATGGGTGTTGAAGGAATGGGAACCACCTTTATACAAACAGTTGATGTATCTGAACTCGATATAAAATATGGAGGTAGAACTAACTATTCTATCAAAGTTGATAAGCAAGATGCTCAAGATAGAATATATATGCATATTACAGGAAGAGACGGAACTACTGATGTATTTAGTGGTACTGATATTTTATCGGAGTCGGGTGTTAATAGTGGTTATCAAGTATACGAAAGTGGCTTTGATTTTTCAGGCACCATTACAAATTTAATTATAGAGGTAGGCGGACGTGATGTGAATTTAGCCGTGGGCCCAGTTTTTGATGACGTAAGCATTCGTGTGTTATACAACACTATTTCTACAATAGTGCAACAAACGATTACATCTGTAGAAATGTGGGTTGCTTACGGTGGTAGTACCGAAACAGAAGTTATAGATATTGTAGAAGATTTTTTTGATCATAATGATTTTGTAGAAAAACCAGGTGGTGAAATAGATATACAACCAATTGAAGAACCAGATACAGAAGTTTCTTACGAAATGGTTGAAATGGAAATGAAAATGGAGATGCCTGTCATGGAGGTAGAAATACCAGAGATGGAAATGGAAATGCCAGAAATAGAAGTGGCGAGTGTTGAGACAGAGATAGAAGCAGAGATGGAAATGGAAATGGAGATGCCTGAACCAGAGGTAAATGAGCCAGATCCACAACCAAAGGAGGTACAAAATGAACCTACTGAAGAAGATACTACAGAGCCTGAACCTGAAACGCAGGAGGAGCCTAAGCAGGAAGAAAGCGCACCAGAGGCTACTGAAAATGAAACTGAAGAAGTTGAGGCTGAGGAAGTAGAAGAAAAAGAAGAACCTAAAAAAGAGGAAAGTAAAAAAGAAGTGGCGGCGAAAAAAATATTAGAGAAGATGGGTGATAAAGGTAGATATGATTCAGCAAATCAGTTAAAAACATTAATTGTGATGCAAGTATTAGGTAATTCAAAATCATTCTTTGATTCACAAAAACAACTGAATGATATTGAAGGATTTTTTACAGATCAGTTTATTCCTGATGCTGAACTTACAACAAACAATATAGCACAATATTTCTTGTTTGCAGGAAGTGATGGGCTAATGAACGAAATGGTGATGCAACAGTGGCAGAATTAGAATTTGCGGGTTTAAAGTTTAAAGGCGGAAAGATAGTCGTTGTCTTAACAGCACTAGGTACATTGCTTGGTGGAGCATGGGGCGCGTTTGAATTTTATAAGGATTATCTAACGATGAAAGATACCATATCTCAATATGTCAGCCCTGACCTTTCAGGCTTTGATAAACGTATAGATTTAGTACAACAAGAAGTAGAAATGCTACAGAGTGAAATGAGTATGATTCTAGAAGAAGTTGGATTAGTGGCAGATGTAGCTAAAGAATTAAAAAACGATTTAAAAGGTGATGTGAGACGTATTGAAACAATTGTTGAGGATGTAGAGACAAGAGTAAAAGAAGATTCTAGATCAAATGAAAAAGACTTAAAATTAACGGTGGATGGTATTGAGTCTGATATGCAAAAATTAGAAAATGAGCTAAATGAAGCTATGACAGAATTACAAGAAAGCATTGATAAACAAATCAAACTAACTCTCGCTAATCCTTTATCTCAAATGAAGTAATGGTAGCTAAACTCCCAAATAACCAATACTTTACACCTATTAAAAAAAGAACTAGTATAGGTAATTCTTCACGCAGTAGGCCGAAGAATAAAAACAAAAGACGTCAACACGTTAAATATAGAGGTCAAGGTCATGGGTAAATTATGTGCTAGAGGAAAAGCTGCAGCTAAAAGAAAATTTAAAGTTTACCCTTCTGCTTATGCGAACATGTATGCAAGTGCTGTGTGTTCTGGAAAAGTAACACCAGGCGGTAAAAAGAAACCAAAGAAAAAAGCTAATGGAGGAATGATTAATAAAATTTCTCAGCAAAGAAAAAAGGTATCCAACTATAATCAAGGAGGCATTGCTAAAGGTTGTGGTGGTATTATGGAAAACAAACGTAAAATAACCGCAGTAGCATAAATGTCCTTACGAAAGTGGGTAAAAGAAAAATGGGTAGATATAGGTGCTCCCAAAAAGAATGGTAAGTATCAACCTTGTGGTAGATCGAAAGGCAGTAAAAGAAAATATCCAAAATGTGTTCCTATAGCAAAAGCTAAAAGCATGACAGCAGGACAGAAGAAATCTGCTGTTGCTAGAAAAAGAGCTGCAGGCAATACAGGACCTAAACCAAAGAATGTCGCAACATTTACAAAAAAAAATAAAAAAAGACGTACGTAAGTGGTCAGAGGAATTTTTAGAAATACCTAATAAACATTTAGGTGGTTTTCCAGCGTGTCCTTTTGCTAAAAAAACATGGAATGATCACAAAGTTGTTATTGAAACAAAAAGAAAATTTAAACAATATAAAGGAGAATTAAATGGTCATTTAAAACAACTTGATTTTAAAGTTCATGAAATATTGATATTCTGTGATCCGTATTTTAACTATTCATTAGATCAGTTTCAAGATATGATTGATGACTATAATGGTTGGTATAATAAAAAAGATATATTTTTTATGGGTTTTCATCCCCTCAATCCAGCCAATGAGGAAGAACAAGAGTTTTTGGTTACTCCAAATGGGGATACCCCTGTTGTAAATAGTGACCTGGAATATTCAATGATGCTCATACAAAAGTTCTCGCAATTACAAGAAGCTTCTGATAAACTACACCGTCAAGGTTACTATAAGCTGTGGCCTAAAGAATACTATCGAGACGTCGTGGTATCAAGACAAAAAACTTATAGACGAATATTCGGAGGTCAAGATGTTTAAAAAGAAACAAGCAATGAAACGCGGAGGAGCAGTCAAGAAGCGAGGTGGCGGAATGATGGGTCCTAAAAAGAAAATGGCAAAAGGTGGAGCTGTTGATAAAGCAAAAAAAAGAAAACCAAGTGGTAGACTTACATCTGACGATGTTAAAAGAGTAATACCAACTGGCAGAACTGCAGCAGCTAAAAAAGTTGCTGGTAAATCTAAAAAAGCTGCTACTTTTATGGGTAGATTTAAACAAGGCAAAGGTAATCCCGCTGGAAAAGATTTAAGTATGAAAGGTCAACTATCATCTTTTTTAAAAAGAAGAAGAAAAAGCAAATAGATGCCAACCTATTCTTCTACAGCTAACTTTGATCTTTCTATAGATGATATATCTGAAGAAGCTTTTGAACGTTGTGGTCTACAAATTCGTAGTGGCTACGATATAAAGACCGCACGACGTTCTCTTAATTTAATGTTAGCTGAATGGGCTAATAGAGGTTTAAATCTTTGGACAATTCAAAAACAAGAAAAAACATTAGCGGCTAATACAACAGCTTTAACAGGAACTGATTTATTTGGTTCTGCGGCTAATGACAGTTCACAGATTGTT